GGGCGAGGTCGCACGTTCCAGCAAACTCATGGCGGTCGCTGTATAGGAGCATCTCAACAGCGTACACTTCATCGACGTCCTGACGATAGAACGCATCGAATGACATGAGGGCTTTACTGTGGAATTCGCTTAAACCTGTCATCTCTACAGTTTGCCCTGCCATATAACGCTCAAACAAGATATGCATCTGTGTACCACGTTCGGCGGCTTCGTCTCGTAGCTGGTTGGCACCTTCGACGCCATGCTTGGCATACCATGCAATCAGCCCTGGCGGTGTCGGTGAGGTCGCCTTGATGATGCGTGTGACAGAAGGGTACCACTTAACATCGACGTCATTAACCCGTGCATAGAAGCGGTCGCCTCCGTCGTCATAACGGAACAGCGGTGCCGGCCGTTCGTGGTTGTGTAAATTCCAGATCATCAGTTGTTCTCCGTGTAATAATTGATGTACTCAATTACCAGTTGTCGCAGTAGTGCCGACTTGGTTAGGCCTTCGGCCTCTGCAATGTTTTTGAGGTGGTTGTTGTGCTCTTCAGGGATTCGGAATATAACGTTTGGATTGTAGCATGGTTTCCGGCCACGTGGTCTTCCGCGTTTACTTTGTGACACGGTAACCCTCGATATATTCATCGTCGATAGCAGAAGCCACTTCCCAGATTTCGTTCATCTCTCGACGGCATTCCTGCAGCGTCTTGGCCTTGTCGATGCTGTCAACGATTACCCCGAGGTCGTCCACCCACTTGCGGAGCACTGAGATAGGGATCTCACGTGTGATGGGTTTGTCAGTCATGGAACACCTCGTTCAGTTCTTTGCAGGCTCGTTCAGCATTATCCTTATGGACAAAAAATTGTGTTGTTTTTAACACATCGCCATTACCATAGACTCTGTGCAGAGTCCATTGCGGCCGAGGTGGACAGTATGCGGCTTCGTCTGTAAACTCAACGACTTGGTATTCAAACTGCGATGCCTTGATGCTATTGACTAAATGCAGACAGTTCTCAAGCTCACAGTGTAGCTTGTACGTAACGTTCTCATCAGGGCCGTGGTTGACGTAATAGTCTTCCCAGTATGCCTGTGCTGCTATTGCCAGCAGTTTATAGGCATTCAACAGTTTATCTTGCTTATTCATCGTTGCCCCCACAAGGTTACTGTCTGGTCTGGTTTGATCATCGGGTCTGGCGATATAGTGCCAGCCAGGGCGAACATGCCGATTGTTAGAACTGTCAGGAACACGCCAACAGTCAGCAGGCGTTGACGATGTGATCCCTCGATGCGAGGTGTGACGCGGAACCATAGGTTCCCATCGTAGCGTCCGGTCTTGAACTCAATGCTGAGTCGCATAAAAAACTCCGTGTAATTTGTGTGTTGGTAGGTTATCTACCGTGGTTGTTTGTTTGCATTGCAATACTAACGAAATCTTTTCGATTTTCCAAAAGCCACTCCCGAGAATTTTTCGCATCCTCCTCGTAATTGGCAATTCCCAATGTCTGCGAACCGACGTGGTGCACGTATGACCGTGACACGAAGACCTCATACCCACGCTGGCGAATGTCAAAACACTGCACGTCGTCACTGTAAAAATTGATCGGCGGAAAGTCCACCCACGTCTCACGAGTGTAGACAGCCAGCAAGGGCGCAACGCTTGGCACTGCGATGATCTGCAGTTCCTGCTGGTTCTGGATTGTCCGTTGTTGTTCCATGCCGTAGGTAAACCGTATGTTCTGCGGGCTCATCCTCACGTAGTCAGCACGTGATGCTATGACTCCCCAGTGCCGTTGTTCTCCCTGGCATATCTCGATGTCTTCGTTCAGCAGTTGAAAGCTATCAGGGCGCAGCACGATATCGTCGTTAGCAATCGCGAAAGTTCTATGCCCTCCACGGATCATGGTGTCTACGAGTTCGTTGTAGCTTGTACCAAAGTTACCGAGCGAGTGCTGGCGGAATACCTCTACATCGCGTGGTTTGTATTCACGAAGCGAGGCCAGAAAAACCCGTTCGTGAGGCGTGTAATGAGCGCGGCTTTTGTGGCAGTAACCAAGGGCGGTGATCATGGCGTTTTGGTCTCGTCTAATGAATTGGCTGCAGCTACCGAAATCTCGTCGATGATTTCCCATAACTCTACGCTATATCCAACACCCTCGCACTCAAGGGATTTGGCAAGGTCACACAGCCTGTTGCTGATCTTAAACAGCTCGATGTGCAGCGTTACGAAGCGTTCGGTGGAGATGCTCATGGCTGCTCTCCTTTGGCTTTGTTGATGGCTAATTTGGAATTAACTATACATGTAGGTAAAAAACCTTTTTGATCCATCACGCGTATTGTATCAATAGAATTGACAAAATCAAGCAACGCCTCCAACGCCTCCAGCATCTCAGGGGCGGCGGCGAAAAGCTGAAACATTGCGACCGTTTCGGGGTCATTATTAACTGATGCAACTAGGTTTCGGTTACCGCTGCTGATGTACATTTTACAAGGTCTTGTTTCATTTTTTTCGAATACCACTTTATAGTTAGTATGTTTTGTTTCTGTGCTCATTTCGCACCTCCGGTCTTCGCCTTGTCTTGCGCCTCGGCTTTGGCCTTGGCATCTAGGCAAGCTGCCATCATAGTCTTGCCGTAGCCTTCAACTTTCTTACCTGATGACGTCAGGATGAAGGCCTTGTATGTGGTTGGTGGTTTCATTGTGGTTCTCCGTGTTAAACTGCAACAATGCTTTTATAAACGCCTGACTTTGCGCTTTTGTATACCATATGGTGCTTGCGTCCAGATACGCGTTTTGCAAAATATGCCACTGGTTCCCATCCGCTTTGGATCATGTCAGCTGTAGATGCAGGGCCCATTTGCTGTGCATCGTAAAGTTCCATCTTTACGATCTTACCAGCTACAAGTACATTGATTAGGTTGTTCATCGTCGTCTCCGTGTATACTGTGGTTGTTTGTTGTGTGCAATCTACGGGGTATTTCTTTGCAATGCAAGCAAATAATAAAAAACCCGAAAAAAATTTTCGGGCTTAAAATTTAGGAGGGGTGTAGGCGTGTACTGACGCCTCGTTTTTAACTTTCCGATAGTCCTGTACGTTTAATCACCCGGCTCTCGGACTTACCTGCATCTTCTGAAACGATTGAAAGTACCATTTCAATTACCGGTAAGCTCACCCCTCCATATATGGCCAAAGCCAACAGCGGCTAACTATGTGTTTACAATATAATGCTTTTCTCACAACAGACAAATCCGTCACCTTATTGTCTATCGTAAAGCCTTCAGCCGTTCCGTCCACACCTTATGCTGGTTTAATAACTCAGCACGGCGCACAGGTTCCATCTGATAGTTAAGCAACGCCTCGATTGCACGAAGCATCAACACTACGTGTTCTCTCATAATGCCGTCAGTGCCTCCGTAAACAGGCGAAGCCTCGCTGCAGCACTTGCGGCATAGGTTACACTTGTCGCTGAGTTAGAAAGAACCACAGCGTAGAATGTAGAAGACGTCGACACCGTGCCAGTGCGAACGTACTTGTCAGGATTGATGCCAGCAATCCAGACTGTATCAGATACACGCTTATAGTCGGTATCAGCAATGGTAAACGCCCCCAGTAGGTTCGTCGTCGATCCGTTATAGACGGCACCGGATGTAGGCGTCGTCGGCGCTGTCGAGTTGTAGAGCAGAACAATCAGAGGGCATTTCTTGATGTTCGCCGAACTCGATGCCGTCTCTTCAAACTCGATTTGACGGATGATAGCGTGCTGTTGTGTCGTTTGGGCAAGACCCGTGAGCGTAATAACAGACGCCATGACTGGGTAGTATTGGCTCAATGCCGTCGTTATGACCGTGCCGGTATTTTGCCAGCCGTGATCTGTTGAGTTCGTAGCTGTTAAGACGTTGGCAGCTACTGGGGTATTGGGTAAGCAGGACATGATAATTCCTTGTGTTTAGTTTCAGTTATTAAGGCTGGGCGCCCTTGTAAAAGACGTACCCGTTGCCGTCTGTGGCTGTGTTGCCCGTTGTGTTCAGTTCGCAGTTCTCACGATGGCCTGTAATGTAGGCATAGATGGACGACGGAAACAGAACACCTCCCTCTTCCGAGGGCCCGCCTGTTCTTGCTATCATTTTGACTTCGAGTTTGTCACCAGCACGGAGTGGGATGTGTGCCCCACCCATCAGCCTAGCGTCACGGATGTGTGGCCCGTCTCCCATGTTGTGATAGTCCACCATGTCAATGATACGAAACATCACACCGTTTACGAAATACGCAAGACGTGCTTCGTCAATCTGTGACGTGTTCGAGTACCTGATCTGAACGTACGTATGCACCCACCAGACGCCTTTGTTCTGATCGGTTGGTCGGAATGACCAGGTGTCGTCATAGTCTAGTGATTCGTTTTGAATGCCCTGCGTCCGCAGGAACTCATTGTTAAACGGAACAGGTGTGTACACGTCCGTCATGAACGACCAGTTGCCGTTTAAATCCCATTGGAAAGATTGCTTGTAATCGCCCACCCAATGCTTCGACCTGTGCTCGCTGTTGGCTATGGCCTTCATGTTGGCATCGGTCTGTGTTATCAGGTACTGTTTAGTGACGATGTTGTTAAAAGTTACGTTGTAGTTATAGTCGATGTAATACTGGTAATTGTAGACATCGCCATCGGGCTCTTCACCAGCGTAGGCGCTGCCGTATACCATACGACGGCGCTCAAATGCTAGCGAGCCTGGTGCAACCTTGCGGTTTTGTATTGGGTCGTTTATAGGCATCAGGTGATTTCCTCCGACGTGGTAGGGGACAGCACGTAGTATTTTACTTTAGATGTTCCAGCAACCCAGTTCATGCTTATCGACACGGGCAGTGCATACGCCCAGTTGATGTTTGCAAAGTAATTCACGTTGCCAGAGTCTGCAACGTTGCCTGTAAGAGTGTGGCGTCCACAGAGTCCCTGTGGCCTCACGAACTCAGAGAGCTCGTAGTTGTACTCCAGTTCGGCCGTTGCGTTGTTCTCATCTGCGAAGACGTGCAAATGCAGCACACACAGCGCAGCCGTCATGCTGGTTCGTGCCTGCATTGCAGCAAGTTGGATTCGGTACTTGTCTTGACTAACGTCGTCTTGAAACTCCGGCTTATCAGATGCCGTAGACGATACCTTAATCCATTGGTTAGCCTTTGGCCCGTACCAGTATTTCGTTGTCTCGTGCACCTTTACAATCGAGTTGTTGTCGGAGGCCTTGAAATATATTTGGTTTGTTTGCTTCATGGGCTCATAACGCCCGTTTTCGTCGTCATAATCTTTCAGATAAACAGGCACGTTGTGAATAATCGGTTCAATGTTCATAGACCGTGAGGAGCGTGCGCCTTTCTTGAGTCGTACTATCTCGGTGCTGTCCTCGCTGTTGCTTGTCTCATAACGAACTTCTGCCTTTGCTACGTTGTCACCACGCTTGACGATGTTAGGCAAGACGAGAGCGTTGTCGATTGACAAGGTAGCATCTGTGGTGTCTGCATTTGTCTCTCTTGAGCTGGCAATGCGCTTGACAAACCACGTCGTCGTAATACGGTCGTAACCTGACGTTGTGCGCAGGTCGACCTTGTACGATGCCTTGACTCCACATCCCTCGCAGAGGTCACGCAAGATGTCGTACAACGTGACGTCACGACGGCCCCACCCATAATTGTCACCTGATGAGTAGATACCACCGATTGTGTCACTTGCAACAGATCCCTTGTAAACGTTGGTCACAAGATACCCAGTCGTTGCAGTTATCGCTGTGCTGATTGTGCGTGGATCGCTGTTGAGGTTCGTCAGTGTGTAGAGTTCAAGTGCTGCAATAAAAATATCGTCTATGACTGTAGTGTAGTCGAACAAGTCACTCGTAACGCCAAGACGTCTAGCATAGTTGATTTCGATGTGGCTGTTCATAGCCGTGCGAATATGACCAACGATATTTTCAAATGTGTCAGCCTTGATCATGCCAGGTGCTTGGTGGTACTGATTGCGACCCACTAACGACCTAAGTAGAAACTGGAACGCCTTGGATTCTGGCGTGGTCAACGCCCCTGCTTTGTTTTGAAATATCTCGTAGCCCGTCAAGGTTTTCATTGCGTGGAATGTCATGTCGACCAGTTCCACGTTGTATGCATACGTCATGTCGTCGAGAGGTTCTAGGTTGACCGCTTCGACGTTGTCCTCAACACCTGCGAACTCCAGCGAGTAGGTAGCACCACTAGTGCCCCTGTCACTATACAACATCCACAAATTGACTTTTTTATCGTTGGCAGGATCGACTTGATTCTCAATGTAGTCCTGCATTGCCGATGGCAGCATCGACCATGCCAGTTTAAAGTTCAGAGTTTGGGGCTTTACGAGCCCGTAGGGGAGCCCGTCAAACTCGGCTGTCTGTTCACCCAGTTCTAGCAAACAAACATCACCCAGAGCCGTTATTGTGCCCCCTGTGATTGGGTTGGGTAGGTATGCGTCGTAAGTCAGCAGTTCCAGCCGGATGTTCCAGCCATTAGGCAGCTTCCGTTGTATTCTATAGTGAGGCATTAGATTAAACTCGATGCTTGGCGGAAACGATGCTTAAATGCTAGTGTCAAATTACGGTTCCCAAATTCCTTATTTAGCGAACCCTGCCATGACTCCAGCACGACAGGGTAGACATGCCCCGATGTCGTGGGGCTTGTCCGTGATCCGGCCGTGAAACGAACCCAGAGGTATTTCTTCCCATTGATGCCATCGGACAAGGCGAAGTAATCATCAAGATCTGTTTCGGTAGTTGACGCGTCAAACAGGAACGGCCAGCACTCGACAGTCCAGATCGTGCGCCTGTTCGCCGTGCCGATGGTGCCACCTCCAATGTCGACCAACGTAGACGTTTCAAACTCCGCATCTTCAGCCGGTGCCAGGATAGGACACGATCCGCCTGGGAATCCAGTTGTGATGTTGACGTACCCTGACAGGGCCGCCAGCGAGGAAGCCGCCACCGTGTCGTATGCGGTCGATGATGTGTCGGCATTAGCACCGTATAACCACATCTGCCATGAACTATTGCCTGCCATGTTATGCCCTTAATCCACGCACAGCGGCGCGGTATCTGTTACGTTCATACAAATATGTGTCCATGCCCACGTCCACGGCGACGGCCATCTGTCCCTGTATACCGTTCGGCATCGAGTCCAGACGCCTGCGGATGGCAGCAAGTTCTTGCCTCATACCCGACATTTCTCCCGTCACGTCGGTAGAAACTACCGGCGCCTGAAACGCCAGCGGGAACTTACCATCGTTCATCTGTTCCAAGATGCCTCGATACTTACGAGTGTTTTCTTTGTTGATGACGAACTCTCCCTTGTGGACAATGCCAGCCGGTGTGTACTTGCCACCGTCTCCAGTGTAACCACCTTCGGCGAAGCCCGAAGCCGATGCCTTAGCAGATGCGAGAAGAGCCAGCAACGTTGCCGTTGCCGCTGCAGCTATGGCAGCGCCCGCTAGTGACTTCTCGACAAATTCCTTACCGAAAATTTGAGCAATAAAGATAGGCACCAATGCCGTCAACACATCGAGTGCCAACAATACAGTTGCTTTGCCGAAGTCCTTTTGTTCAGTCAGGATCTGTGCAAATGCAGAGCCAGCGACGGTGGCCAGTTCGTCGTAGATGTCAGCAAAAGCAGTGGCACCTTCGGCAGCCGTTGCCAGCACGTTAATGTTTTCCTGCGTTAAGGCTGTAAACTTTTCGTTTAGTTTGCCTAGGATCTTATCAAACAAACTAGGCACTTCGCCCAATGAACCCGCTAGTTCGTCAACTGCATCTTGGTATGCTAGTGTGCCAGATGTGATGTCGTCAACTATTTTCTTGGTTGCCTCTTCAGATGCTTTTTCGGGTTTCTTGAAAACAGCATCCCAATCTATGCCCTGTATCCCCTTGATCGCTGTTTTTCCAAATGACTTGAAAGCCGTTTCATCGAGTGTAGGGTTTAACTGCAGTTCCTGCGCTGTCAACTTTAGAAACTCGACTTGCCGCTGTAGCGCTTTGGTTATATTCTGTTGAGACCTACGGACTACGTTTACCTCGGTAATCTCAACATCAGCGGGGCCCTTTAACTTAAGACCCTTCAGTTCAGCCTCAATCTGCAGATCGCGGAAGTCATCGAGGATAGCTTTTTTAGATTCGTCTTTTAATAGACGAAGTTTTGTATCGACAGGCAAGCCGTCAGCACCTAACTCAATACGGAGTAGTTCCTGTGCTTGTGTTATCCTATCCTGCAGCTGGGCAACGTCAAACTTCTCCAGTTCAAACTTCACATTGACAGCTTCGCCAGCAGCCTCACGTCGTGCCAGTGTCAGCTCAAATTCCTTGCGTGCTGTCTTCTGGCTATCCACATATTCGTCTAATGCTTTCTTGGCTAGCTTGTACTGTGATGTTTCCTTGCCTGCTTTCTTATCATCAGCAGCCGTTGCCGCTGGCGTAGGTGGTGGAGTAGCGGCCGCAGTTGCTGCAGCCTGTGCTTCCTCGACCTTACCAAGTGCTTTTAATTGAGCATTGAGTGCGTTGTTGTATTTCGTGATACCATCGAGGCGTTCTTTGGCATCCTTGATATTCTGGTTTGCAAACTCAGCAAAGGCAATCCGTAGCTTGTCCGCCTGTTCTTGTGTCTTGACTGAATACAGACGGTTCGCAAAGTCAATGGCGAAGTTGTCGACGTTGCCCAGAATATCACTAAATACGTCCTTAAACTCCTCGAGTGCGACATCACGCTGTGCAGCGAGCAAGGTTTGGTTAGCCTGGCGGAGTTTATTCTGCAAACCTATTGCCTCATCGCCTAACTTATTTAATTCGTTAGTCGTGAGTTTAGAGATCTTCTGCACACCATCGAGGTTTTCCGAGAACGTCTTGGTTTGATCGATAAGGTCAGGATATTGTTCGTCCAGCTTGCCCTGAATCTGCTGGAGTTTCTTGTCCTCTTCGACCGTTCGGTTTGTTTTCTTGGCAAGTTCAGTGAACTGTTCAGCCAATGACTTGGTTTGTTTCACCGTCGTCTGGCGTTCTTTGTTGCCCTTGATTTGTTGCTCGACAAGGTTCTTTTCGGCCTCTGCGTTTTCTACGGCCTCCTCAGCTGATACGTTCAACGCATCTGCTAAGTAATAGACACCGGCCGCAAGTGCGGCAATACCGGCAATGACAGGCCCTATCGGGTTTGCCAGCAAAGCCGTTGTAAATGCCTTCATGCTGAATGCTGCAATCGCTGTAGATGCCGCTGATATACCCATGGCTATTCCGTAGGCTGTAATACCAGCAGCTGCAATGATTAGCACAGGTGCGATGTCTTCGAAGTTGTCGAAGACGGCTTTGACGATTGGAGACAAGGTTTGAAATGCGTTGATCAAACCCACCTCGATTGCAGCCTTGAACTTATCAAACCGAGCCGCTAAGGTGTCATTATTCTTTGCCGCCTGATCGAATGCTTCGCTGGTGCCTGTTACGCCATCTGTAAACGCTTCGATATTGCCAATGTTGTCTAACAAGATACCAGCCGTAGCGGCGTTTTCCGTACCGAACAACGTGGCCTTAAACGCTGCTTTCTCCGCATCGGTGCCGAGTTTGTCGATTCCGCCTTGCAGTTTTGTAAGTGCGGCCGACAAGCCTTCCTTTGTGAGTGTTTCCCCGAGATCCTTGATAGACAAACCGACGCCTTTAAGCGCTTCTTCTCCAGGGCCTGACTGCTTAACAAGCAAACCAAGAACGTTACGAAGTCCGACGCCAGCCTCTGAGCCTACCTTACCGCCTACAGCGAGGGCCTGAATAGCGGCGTTGGTTTCTTCGAATGATAGGTTGGCACCCTTGGCAGCGACACCAGCCTGCAGGATAGCATCGGCCACCTGTGGGATCTCAGCGGCGCCGACCTTGGCAGAAGCAGCAAGAACGTTGATAAAACGCCCCGACTCTTCAGCGAGCTTTGCGGGGTCGCTTGCGTCGATGCCAAATTGGAGCATCGAGTTAGACAGGGCATCTACCGACGCCTTTGCATCGAGGCCTGCAGCCTTGGCAAGAACGTTAACGTTCTCGGATACCGCAGACAATGCCTCGGGTGTGCTTGCCAGATCAGGGCCAAACTTAGACAGCACCGTCTGGAAAGCCTCCAGCTGTGTTGTTGCTGATCCTCCAAACTGTTCAGCTAATCCCTTGGCACGTTCGCCCAGGTCGTTTAATCCATCGCCGGTAACGCCAGTTACAGCTGACACCGACTGGAGAGCCGTCTCAAAATTAGAGCCTGCTGCTATGGCCTGTGACAGACCCTCCTGCAGCACGCCTCCGAGTTGTGCAGCAACGCCACCAATAAGACCGCCAGAAAACGCGCCCTTGAAAGAATCCGACAGCGAAGACGCGGCGTTCTTACCTGTTGTCTCCGCTACGTTTTCAAGGCTTTTGAGGCTTTGTTTGGCACCGTCGGTATCGACTACAGCGTCGATGTTTAGGGCCTTGCTTATCTGATCTGCTGAGGTCTTGGAATCACTAGCGGCTTTCTTCAATGACGATGAAAAGTCGCTAGTGTCCAGTTGAAGTTCATTCTTAAAAACTGCCATTATCGTTTCCCGATTCGGCGTTCGTGCCTGTTCTTAGCTATCTGTGAATCGGTCGGCTGATCCCATGAGTGAGCCCGCACAAGTGCGACCCTTCGCAGAAACTCCGACGCTGTGAGGGAAACTACCACTTCGTCGGGTGTCATTTTCCACAACTTGCCGATCTCGATGGCCATAAGAACGTCGTGCTCATGTGCAGGCACTACGTCGGTTCCTGTGATGCGCTTGGGGTAAGGTTTGCCGGTGTCGTCAACAGGCGTTTTCGTCAGCACGTCATAGGCTTCGTATATCTCAGCTACGGCTGCAACCTCAGAGTTTAGCGACGCCTCGAAACCACTTGACGGATTCGACCACCTCCGTCAGGTCTTGGTCTTCCCAAAATTCAGACACTGACATCAGCGTCTTCTGCTCTTCGGTCAGCTGGGATAAATCCATTATGACCTTCAGCACCTCAATGCAGGCGTTGATGGCGTCGTCATTGTCAAGGGGAAACTCTGTGATAGGGTTGTTCAGGGCTTGCCAGATATTTGGGAAGGACTCGAGAAGTTCCGACTGGATGCGCTGTGTTACCATCGACTGCAGATCGGAGTCGGTGATGTTCGGGATAGCTTCGCGAATCTGCTTGCCTATTTCGGCAGCGTGCACGGAGTTAGCACCACCAGACAAGGTAACGATCTTGGCAGCGTTCGGGGATTCCTGCAGGGCCTTCTGGAAAGCCGCGTTCTGGCCTAAACTGCGAAGCGTTGCGATTGGGTTCTCGACAGCCTTGATGATACGGCGCGAGATGATGTTCTTCAGTGGGATCTCTTTCTGTTCGCCCACGAAATAGAGTTTAATCGACGGCATGACAAATCCTATTGTTACGGCATGAAAAACAAAATAGGCAGGGGCCGCCATGCCGCGAACGGCCCCCACCAGGTAACCTCGGAAGGTTACTTATAGACTACAGTTCCGTATGGAATTGTACCGAACAGCGTGACAGGTACGGCCGAAGTCATGAAGTCAGTGAAGTACGTAGCAGCGAGCGTGATAGGGTTCTGCAGCTTGAAGCCTTCGAAAGACAGCGTGACGCGGTTGTATGTTTCACCGGCTTGTGTCCATCCACCCGATTCGTTGTTCAGGCGCTGTGGGAAAACGCCTACCTTACGAACGGCTGTATTCTGCTGGTTACCACCACCAGCAAGACCGCCCTTGACTGCACAGATGAGCTTCTGGTTTTGAGC